TTTAATTAGTTTTTTAATTTTCATAATTAATCTCCACAAAATTGTTTTATTGTTTTCATTAAACCTTTTAATTTATTTACTTCTTCATCTTCTAGCATGTCACTTTCCATTAATTCACATTCTTGAGATTGGTAATCATCATCACACATTGCATTTTTACCATCACAGACAGGACAGATATATACACCACCATCTTTAAATTTCTGTTCTGCCTGTCTGACTTTATCTGAAAATAACATAATTAACCTCTCATGTAAATTTGTAGTTTATTAAATTCAATTCTATTTTTTAAATCATCTAGAGTGCAATCAACATCTTTAGCATCTCCATTCCTCATGTTAGTGCCTAACACTAATCCTTTACCCACAAAAGTTTGATTAAATACTTTGTCAAGTGTAAAAGTGTGTTTGTGATTACCATGTAACAAACCCTCATCATCTAGGTAAATTGTGTCACCATCTTCGTGAATTTGAACTGTGGTAAAATACTGTGCATCTATTGCTTTAGATATGTTTTTGTAATCACTATCATCATGGTCAACCTCTGTGATAGTTTCGTCTATTGGGTTTATTAAAAATGCTTTCATGTTTTATCTCCAATTAAAATTTTGAATAGCTTGTTTAGTTTTAATATCGTTACGTCTTTGTACTTTGTAACTTTTGTATATATTATTCTTCTTGCTCTTGCAAGTCTTTTTTAATTTTATTTTGTATGTCTTTAGTTTTTCTCTCATAACTTCCCTTGCCTTTCTTTGGCTTAACTGTTTGTGTTGCATACTTTCTTCGTTGCATAGCTACTGCTCTAGCTATTGGATTAATTTTCATTGTGCTAACCTTACTATTATATTTGGGTCATACCCATCATGGTTTATTAATGAACTCTTAACAGTTTCTTCGTCAATGTCATAATCAAAACAAACTGAATCAATTAACTGTCCATCTAAATATATATCCCAAAAGTTATATTCCATATTGTATTCCATTTTAATGCTCCATTTAAGTGATTGTTATATTATATAGTTATATTGTATTAGTAAAAAAATCAATAGTTAAATTTAAATAAATTTTGTGGTGTGGCACATTTGCAACAGTTTGGCACTTTGGCACTGACCGTACTTGACCGTAATTTTGTGGTTTGGCACTTTGGCACATTGACCGTAAATATCTAGGCACAAAAAAATAGGGCATAATTTTTAAATCATGCCCTGTAAGGTATATAATAATTTTATTTTGTTTTATCATAATTAAATATAAACTGTTTCAATTTGTTCTTCAATTAATTCTAATCTTTTTTTATAACTTATATTATCATTATATAAAACATTTGAAATATTTTTAATTTTA